ATCAAATGTGTCTGACGGATATCCTAATATATCTAAACTGTTTATTGACAATTCTCCTGTGCCATAATTAATAGAACCATATGACACATTTAACAAATCTTCATTCGATGCATCAACAAGTCTTATTGTTCCCGTGCCAGTATTATTTGGTAAAGAATCATTTGGAACATCTTTCATTTTTGCAAGAATAGCATTTCCATTATAATTTACTATAAAGCTTGTAGTTGTCAAACTGCCTGGAACTAACCCATTTTTAAAATTAATTGCGCTGCCAGACACATATGTATTTAATGTACTATTTAAAACTGGAGTAATTCTTCTTTGCAATTTTACAGTCATTAAATTACCAATAATAAAATCATTCAAATTGTCTATGTTTCTTGATAACTTGGAAAAAACAAAATCTTTATCAAATTGTTGAAGATCTGTTAAGAAATAATTTTGTATTTCATTAATAACTAAGTTTTTAATGTCTGTTGCAGATAAAGAAACTTTTGCGGATTCATATTTTACATTCACAGATAAATTTATATAAAAATAATCAGGGTCAACAAATTCTGGCATTATAGATAAAACTTGTTTATTTTGCAGTATAATGTTTTTAATATCATTCTTCACCCCTTCAGTAATGGCATATCCTTCATAGGGATTTAATGAAATTATAACTTTCCCATACATCGGGGGGACATTATCTTCTCCTCCCCAAACAGAAACAGATTGAACCAACGGATAATTTTTTGATATGATAGATTTATAATCATCTCCCGTAACAGCTCTGTTTGAAGATGAAGCAAATTTAGGGGCTCTAAACTTAATACTAGTAATATCTTCTCTTTCAAGACCGCCTCTTGAATTAGTGGAAGCAACTATAGTTCCATCTACTGTTCCTCCGCCTATACTTGTTCCGCAAGAAAATTGCTGTGTAATAGCTCCTGCAACATTTCCGGCAACACCGTTAGTTATAATATAGTTTACCGTTACCAGATTATTTCTTGCTAATTTTTTCCCAATAACACCATCCCCAAAATAAATTTGATACAAGCCAGAAGGATTTTCTTCAATAAAAAAGACTTTAGATTGCCCATCTACATTTAAAGTATCTTCGGAAAATGTATAAACATTTTGCGTTGTATCTGATACAGAATTTTGAACCACTACTTGAATTGTTGTTATATCTACATTCTCGTTAGGTATTACATATTTTTCGGCAGGACCCGGCACATCAACGCTAAAGACATATTGTAACGGAATACCTTGTACAATCTCAATATCCTCAAATGTATAAAGTCCACCTGTGGGTTGTATTGTTTTGGCCTGCAAATTAACAAAGGTTAACGTAGTATCGTCTATAGTCGTTGTAAACGGGGTAAATCTCTCAAGAGTTAAAAAATTAGGATTATTTGTTAGACCGGTTACTCCAAATGAAATAGTTGCTCGGGCACCTACTGCTGATACTGGAGTATATCCTAAATGTTTTGCAATAGAAACTGCAGATGCCCGTTTTACTGCAGAATCCAAAAACATATCATTTATAACCATGCTTGCTAAATAAGCATTATAATGTGTATTGTATGATAACACATCTAGTAGAATAGATAATCCAGAACCTTCAAAATCAAAATCAGTAAAGTAAGGTGCACCGTCAGGGGCGGTATAATTTTTAAGGTAATCTTTTAGATTAGTTTTTATAGTATCAAAATCTAATTCCGTTATTCTTAAATTTGCCATTATCTTACTCTACTAATTGTTGTGGTGACTGTTACTGGCAATGCGACATTATTAATTAAAAATGATACTTCTATATCAAGTGCATTGTAATCGGAATTGTCTACAATTTGAACATCTATTATTGTTGCCCTCGGTTCAAATTTTTCTATTGTATTTCTTATAGATCTTTCTATTGCAACAATCGTAGAAGGCATAAGATTTTCAAACATTAACGCTGTTACTTGGCTCCCTATTTCCGGATGGAACGGTCTCTCGTAATTTTTTGTTAATATTAGATTTTGTATAGATGTCTTTACCGCATCTACGTTTTTTCTAGTAAGAATATCTTTAGAATAAGGATGAGGTGAAAACATCAGATTTATATCTGTGTATCTTCGTGTGTTTCTAGTTGTAGTAGCCATTTTTAATATTTATTATAATTTTATTGCTAGATGACCGAAATAATAAATAACATCCTTTTTTATTTATACCAATTTTACAAAGGCATTTTTTTGCCCAGGTTTAGCGGTACTATGATTTGCAAGTGTACCTATTGGCATTGGTGATTTTGCACCGTTTGAAGATGCTGCAATGTGAATCCATGCAATGGTTCCAGACGGTCTAGATGCATATTCCAACAATACCTGTTTGTACGGAACATTGTTTTTAATCCATTCTGCAATATCATAGTAATCTGAGAATGAATGAGCTTTAAATTGTAAATCTGCTGCCTGGCCGAGATTGTGGTCTGAACTAGATGTTCCTGCTCTAAATCCACTTGTTATTACCATATCAGGATACTTCTCTTTAATTTTATCAATTACATTAACTGATAAGTATTTTAAATTCCCGACAATTTGTGCTTTAGTTAATCCGTTTTGATCTCGTACAGCAGCCGATGTTGCTGCTGCTTTTGTAGATATATCCCCTAAATAAACATATTTTGATAGTTTTAATGAATCTGGGAAATTGTCATAATTATCAAATTCTTTAGTATCCACTTCGGTTGGCTTCTGCGTATTTGGTGTAGTTGTATCTGTTTCCGACGGGGTAGCTGATTCTATTGATGAATTAACTTCACCTGATTCCAACCGCTGTTTGGCTAAATCCGCTGCTTCAGATTCTAAACTATCTCCAAGGAAAATACTTGCAGGCGCATCTGGTCTAGTTAAGTTGGATTTGCCAGAAGATACCGGAACTGTTTTTTCTTCGGGAGGATCGTATACTTGTAATTTTGAAGCAGATATGGAAATTGATCCCATTTTTGTTTTTACTGTTACCGCGTCTAATAACAATTCAAGACCGCCCTTTATACTTGCCTTTGATGCAGAACCAGATTGTAATGCTACATCTTTACTTGCCTTTGCAGCAAATGATCCAGATTTAGCATTCATCGTAATACTGCTACCTTGAATATTAACGGGTCCGTCACTTGTTAATTCCAAACTAGATTTGCCGGATACCTTAATATCGTTAGCAACCACTTGAACAGTTTTTGCGGATTGCACTAATGTTGATCCATGTCCGGTCACATTCAATGCACCATTTACTTCAATATCTGCGTTATTCTCTATTAAGATTTTTGTAGGGCCGCCTACTGTTAAATTATGTGCTCCTTTGACGTAGACGTACCCGTTATTATCGCACACCTCATAGCTGTCGCCAATTACTTTTTTAACCATTGTGCCGTTAATATCTATTTCAATATAGGTGCCCTTTTTATGATAAATGTGAATTCTTTCAGCATTTGGGCTTGAATCTAATTCAATAACATGACCAGCTTCAGTTTCAATTACTTGATTATACGGATACTGTGCATTATAAGCAGATGTAGGTTCAGACCATTTACTTCCGCCAGATGCCGTGAGGACATCTTTTTTCCTATAATATTCTTTTGTTTTAAAATATTTGTGAGATTTATCTTCTGTTGCTAGTTTATTTGTATCTGGTAATCCCGCGTAATCTATTTTAGGATAAATTTTATTAGGATCTGTAAATCCTTGCTGTGATGCAAATGTTGGGTCGTTTAAGGGCCCTGCAGGATTTTGAGTAGGATTTGACGGGTGAGGCAACACCGAAGGAATATCTACATCAGTTGGCAATGTTGGGTCGGTATTTGCAGAATTGCCTGTTCTTACCGGTTGCCCGGATCCGTCATATAAAACCGATCCTGTTGATGTTGTAACTATATTACCGGCCTTAATTTCTTCATTTACTAATAATTTTTCAACTACCGGATTTTTATTTGGTTTGCCCGTAAATGTGCCCATCATTATAGGTTGTTGTTTTTCATCGCCATCTAAAAACCAACCTACTACCCAGGTTCCTTCTACCGGCCCTAACGGCGCCATACCGACCCCAGAAGTACTTGCAGAAGTAATTGGCATCATGGGCGTGGCCCATGGTAAATCCTTTGTAGGTAATACTCCTATATCATCAGTGTGATACCCGAATATTCTAACTTTGCATCTTCCTAATTTTTCAGGATCTTGCCTATTTTCAACCACCCCTACCCACCATGTGAAATTTGGATTTCCGTATAAATTCTGCATAATATTATCTCAAAGAAGTTCTTAAAGAATCTGCGGAGGAAGCTGATAAAGAATCTCTCACAACCTCCATAGACATTGTATGTTTTAAAAAGTTAATTTTGTGATGTATTGAAGTTATTAAATAACTTCCTGAAAATCTTGAATCTAAATGTTCAGTGGCTATATCAGTTTCATCAACCGGGGACATATCAGGAAATTTAATGTCTATCAGTCTTCCTGCTTCAACATCTGTTCTACCATATATTGAAATATTTAACTTTAATGAATTTAGTTCAATCAAATTTGATAAACGATTTCCATACAATTCACCCATTCTTTCATTATAATTGTTTTCAATGCCGGTGTGTAATTTAGACAATGTTGGATATACTCGAGTATGACTATTGAGGTTTCTTACTGTTCCCTTATAGTTAAAAAGCGGTATAGGATTATTGCGAGAAAGATGTTTGTATGAAGAAAATTTAGTAACATGGTCATAATCTGTAATTTCTCTTTGCTTTTTAAAAATATCCAAAGATACTAACTTACTTGCAAAATAACCATTTTCTAAATTGTCTAAATGATCTAATCCATTTAATATGTCTACACTTTGTATCAATGCCATTTTTTCTATAGTATCATCCGAAGGACCTAAAACACCTGTAGCCTTGTACTCATAATTTCCGATAGATAGTCCGGTATCAAATATATTTTCAAGACTGCCAAAATAAAACGCTCTATTTGTTTCCCAAAACAAGAAGTTACAAGCTTGCCCCGATTTTGGTAATGATTTCTTAGCTAACCAATTTATACATTGAAATGGAGACCAAGCAGGGCTTACAAATTTAACCTTGTTTGCCGCTTCAGAAAAAACAACCAACGGGGTTATATCTTTACCTTGAGTTAATTTATTATTTGTTTCATTAAAAATAAAATTTCTTGATATTTCTAAAGTATCAGTAAAAATTTTATTTACTATAGTATCAATTTGTCCGAAAAATGAATTATATAAAGGACTTAGAGAATCTACGATTGCTTCTTGCGAAATAAATCTAAATTTGTATATTTGTGTATTTTGATCCCGCACCAACATACGATCTTCGATTGAAGTAATTTTAAATGTTTTATAGATTGTGTTATTAAGTCCAGGTGTGGTAACTTTGACTATTAAATATTCGTCACCCAATAACCTATATTCTTTTATTAAATTCCTACTGTCTGATAATAGTAAATCGCCAGATACAACATTATTAAAAATACTTTCGTAAATATTTAATTCAACAAGATAATCTAATAAAGATATTGACCCGTTATTCGAAACTAAAAATAGTTGCTCGATGTGTACTTCCCCTGCTGATTGCAGGGTTGATTGTGTAGAAATACTCATTGTTGAATTATTTCAGTGAAATTTGTCTCAATCGTTGAAACAAGTGCAGGTTTTAATATATTAATTCTCCTCTTTTTTTCATTTTCGGCAGTTTCATACATAAGATTTGTAATAGGATATAATGACCCTGTTGGGAAATTCTGCAATACTACATTAATTTGTTGTACTCCGGTTGTCGCTTGAAACTGTATTGATTGTGGAGATGTAAATGTAGAATTTTCTGCCATTGCTCTATAACCAGATACGATATATTCTTGGGGATCAACATAGTGATGTAAACTATTAACATCTTCTTCCCCATATTTTCCCTTTACAAATTCTACTAGATTATAATAACTCATTGGCCAATCAAATCTAGGATCTATAATATCATTGGCAATCAGAACAACCCAATGTAGATTTGAATCGCCGTACCAATAATTTGCAACAATCTCAGGAGTCTCACCATCTTTAATGTCATATTGCTCAAAATATGCACTATTATTTTTTAATTCGTCGGATAACACCGCTCGTCTTAAAATATCAGGGACAAGTTGTAAAGTTTTATTATTATCTAAAGTATAAACTAAAAGAGGAAATTTTTCAAAAAACATTTAGTATCCTTTGCTTCTTATAGTTTCTTTTGTTATAAGTTCTAATTCTCTAAAACTTAATGTCAAATTAATTTCAGTAGGAGCACCATTTGCAAACGATGAAAATTGTTCACCCCCGTATTCAACTTGCATATCTGTTAATGCACACGTTGCAATTTTATTAAAGTACCCATTTTCTTTGTTATTAAAAAAATAAGCTATTTCGAATTCAGAAGGATACAAGAAAAACGCACCACCGGCGGCCAATTCGGGATGCATATGTTCTTTAAATGTATTAATAATATTATATACTGCAGATACCTCAGTTGCGTCTTTTGGCATAAATTTATATCTAAAATTAAACTTACGATAATCTATACCCTCGAAAAACACCTCTCTAAAAGGATTTGTTTTAACCTTTGCACCTAATTGCACAATATCGGTTATGCTTCCTAAACCAGGTAACATAGATGGTATTTTTGCAACTGTTATAGCAGCAGACTGCGTTAGACCTGCCATTCTATCTGGACTTATTGTATTGGATGCATCAGTTTCCGAGCCTAAAAATCCACCGAGTAATCCTAAATCTTTATCTTGGTAATTTATACCATATGTTACTGTGGGTTTTTCTTGCATGTGCAATGTTATTACATCACGCAATCTTTTAGTTTGATCTTTTACTAAAGTTTGCGTGTCTGCTAGAAAGTCACCAAGCGCGTAACCTGCGGCCGCACCTACAGCAAATTTTCCAATATTGCCCAAAACATTTCCAATCTGCGATGCCTTTGATGGTAATGTCGTTTTTTTATCTTGTCCGGAAACACCCAATAGTGTTGCAGCTCCTTTTGCGACAGCAACACTGCCGGCTACAACGGATCCTCCAAAAAATAAAGCAGTCATAGGGTCGCTATTATCTAAAGTATTTCGTATGCTACCCCCAGCAATTTTAGATGGGGTTACCTTGGAGTTAATTTCATATGCGTTATTTTTTACAAATTGAGATTTGCCACGAACATTTATAAAAAATGTAACATAGTGTTGTAAATCTGGATAAACCCCCAATCCTACGGGATAACTAAGAGTACCTACATTGTACCCTTCTTTTTTTATCCTACTATCAAACGCGT